GCCAACGGCATACGCGCCATTTCCGCCAAGTACAAGGGCGACTTCACTCTGAAAGCCGATGCAAAGTGGAAATACATCGACATACTGCCCGACAAATCGCAGCTTACTTCCGAACCGCAGGGCGAGCTACCAAGTCAGACGCAGCTGAACAAGCTCGTGGCCGTCCACCCCGGCGTGGGCGCGGAGGCTTCCGCCGCCGCAGCCTATCTCAACAACTCCGACAATGTTTTTATCGTTCAGGACATGAACGACAAATACCGCGTTGTCGGTTGCGACAAGTGGCTCACCAAAACCACCGTGAACCAGGACAACGGACAGGGCGCGTCGGGCACCACGTCCACGACTATCAACGTCGAGGCTTCCGACGAGGTACCCGCACCTTTCTACGACGGCGAAATCGTTACCGAGGACGGCATCATCAATCCGTCGAAAGCAGCGTAACCTATGGCCGACCCTTACGACGGCAGCGGCGCGGTCGATTTGAGCGGTGTTCTCTCGGAGATTCAACCGCCCATTTTGGAAACGCCGTCTGCCGCCGTTTTATCCTCGCCCCAATCCGGCAAGGATCTTTTCGCTGAAAAGAACCGCCGCGACTGGGCGCATAACGACGGCGCACGTTGCGACTTCCAAAGCCGCCCGATGCTTGCCTACCGAACCGGGCTGTTCTTCCTTGCCGTTTGGAAACGGAGCGTTTACGGCAAAACTCTCTCGGAAATCAAGACCGACGATGCCATGATACCGAAAGTTGCCGAGACCTCCGCCGCGCTTGTCGCCGAAGTCCTCGGCAATAACCTCGCCGCCGGAGGCTGGGCGATAATCACCACCCCGAAACGCCGACACCTGCAGCGCAACTTCGCTTCACTCGTCGCCTACCGCATAGCCTCGCTTCTCGGCATACCCTTTTATGAAGATGTCGCGCTCTGCCGCTCGAAACAGCGGGTGAACGCGACCTTTACAATGAATGTCTGCCCATCGGAGCAGAACATTATCGTTTTCGATGATTTCGTTACCACCGGCCAGACGATGCTCTCGATGAAGCGGCTCTTTCAGCCGACAGGTAAGAACCTCGTCTTTATCGCCGGGATAAATAATAAAGCTTAATCAATCATATATTATCGACCTTCCTCTATTATTGTGGAGTACTATAAAGCGGTCATTTCCTTTTCTATACCAAATCTCAGTGGCTTCGTTACTATCTAAAGCTAACTGAAACACAACGATGTCAGAAGCAATACCAATGTTCAGTAACAAGGGATAATCGCAGTATGGATACATATTAAATATTCCATACGAAACCGATATATATTTCCTCAACTCCTTCAATCGCTTTTCGCGTTCTTTCCTTTTCCGATACTTCCCCACGTATAGGAAGGAATCTAATTTCTTTGAAATGCCATCAGTCATATATAGACCGCCGTCAGGAATCTTTGTGCAAACCATTTCTTTAGTGTACTCTCGCATTGCGTATGGTACACTCATTAGAAGCCAAAAGGAAGAATTGTTAGTTGTTGTATCTCCCAACTCCTTATATGTCAAAATCTCTGTTGCTTCCGGGTAGACTACATATTGTGGTCGAGGGCTTCCCAAAGCTATTCCGGCATAAGTTAAGAGATTCCTTTCGTATATAAGACTGTCAAGCGGATTGCTTATAGTTATATTGGAGCTAATACTATCCGAGTACGCTTTCCAATCCTCGAAAAATGCAGATAAATCTTTATCTGTCAGTTTGGGATATTTTGCAAGAAAAGACTGGCCGCTACACGTGAGAGCAGAGAGTAACAACGTGAATATTATGGTGATATATTTTTGCATGGTACGAGGTTTTATATGCAAAGATACTCATTTTGCGTCTTTTATAGGCTATACCTGGCGAAATAATTTTGTACCGGACAAATTTATCGCCGAAATATGAACCACCAATTTACCGAAAGACTGGGCGCGTGGCTCCGGGAGCGGCCCGACACCCGCGACTATGCCGCCGGATGCAAGATGTTTTTGCAGTTGACCGCCCGTGTCAATATGTATAAGAATCTGCTTGCCGCGCCCGACATGGCGCGCCTCGGAGCAGAACTGCAAAAGCATTACGACTTCCGCGTGGCAGAGCTTACACACGCCCAGGTCGAGGCGATGGACGCACAGGCCGTCACCATCGCCGCCGACAACGATCTGCAAGCCGAGGAAACCGAAGCGCGACCGCCCCGGGGCCGTCGTAAAGACCACGACACCCTGCCGCCCGAAATACAGGCCCTCTATGTAGAGAACCTTTCCGTGCTGCGCCGTATGCGCGAGGTGCATCTGCGCCTACGCAATCTATCACTCGAAACCGCCTCTTGCCCCGACAGCGAGCGTTACCCCTTCCTCAAAGAGCTTATCGATCTCGATAAGAAATACCGCTCCAACTGGCAGGGCTACGACCAATACCGACCCGACACCGCCGCCACATGAAGCGAACCGCCTCAATCTCCGAAATCCTCCGGCCATTGAAAGACGCGCCTTTTCAGGCGTATCTATCTTCCGCCCTGCAAGTGGCCGACATACTGGAATGGGTTCTTGAACAGACCGGCACCGCCGAGGTTTGGCAGACCTCCTTCTCTATATCCGAAGAATTTCTGCGCCGACTTTTCTTCCTCAAACGCAAGCGGCCAATCTCGCGCTTCAACCTCGTGCTCGACCACAAGGCCACCAACAAGACCATAAAGCTCTGGAGCTTCATTGTTCAGGTTGTCGACAGAACTTTTCTCGCCGACAATCATTCCAAGATCCTGTTGGTGCGCTCCGACCGTGGCGACACCGTCGCCGTAGTCACCTCGCAGAACCTCACTCGCGGTAACCGCGCCGAGAGCGCGTTTATATCCACGTCGCCGGAGATTTTCGCCAATCTCCACGCCTCAGTCCTCGACATCATCGAGAACCATTCCGTACCACTGAATGATTTGTTCAACCAACGCCTCACCACAACAAATGAACTCCGATAGCATCATATTCACCGAGCAGCAGCTTTCCGACATCGAGAAATACGCGAGCATATATCTCAAAATATCCGACATCGCCGTGATTCTCGACATCGCCCCCGAAGTGCTGCGCAACGCCATCGCACACCGCGACAGCGAAGTGTCGCGCCGCTACCACCGGGGCAAGGCCATTTCCAAAGTCAAGCTGCGCCAACAGGAGATGACCCTCGCGCAAGTCGGCTCGCCTCTCGCGCTCGTAAACACAGCCAACAATCTCCTTGACATGGAAGACGATGAGTAAGAAACAACCCGACACCCTCGAAGTATGCCGCCGCTCCCTCTTTGCAACAAAGGACGAACTCGCCGCGCTATATACCGAGGCGATGGTGCTGCGCGTTCTGCGCATACGCGACCTCTACGCCTGGGTTATCGCCAACCCCGACGCAAAGGATCGCCAGTTTGTCGAGGAACATCTATACCGCTACCGGCTCTCGAAGTTCACCGCTTACTCCGACCTCGCAATAATAAAGCAGCTTCTTCCGTCGCTGTCGGCGGCGAGCCGCGACTGGCACCGCTGGCGAAGCAATGAAATGTTCCTCGAAACATACTCTATGGCGAAGAAACGCAAGGACACGCGCACGATGGAGCGTGCAGCCTCGGCATACGCCAAATACAACCGCGTTGACATCGAGGACGAACAGACCGTGCCGTGGGAGCAGCTTCTTCCGCAGCCCTTCACAGCCACCGACGACCCTTCCGTCCTCGGCATAAAGCCTATACCGAACCTACAAGACAAGATAGACGCGCTACTCGACAAGTACCGCGCCGAAACGATAGATATTGATGATGTGGACTTCGAGGAAGTAGACCTCGAAGAAAATGTGCTATTTCCAAATCAATTAGACGAAAGCGATACACTATTCAATGACAGTAACCAATAAGCCATTGGCAAAATCCCAATCCCGATAATGCTGCAATTATTATGCTTATCGTCTTATTTGAGTTTTTCGACCCTCGTATTTTCCTCAATATGTATAACGATAACCCATAGACACAGTAGCCTACGAGTACACTCATCAACATAAGGAAAAGTCCTAACATTTTTTAATCGTTTTTGCAAAGTTACTCATTTTCATGGAATCCGCCGACAACAAAGTTTATTTCAACCGCCCACAACGCCTTACGCAGCTTATCGGCGCGAACACTACCGTTATTGTCGCCGGGCGGCGCACTGGTAAGACCGACAGCATCGCCGCGCCTTTCGTCCTCCGAAATATGCAGCGCATGGCAGGGAGTACCGGCGGCATCGTCGTGCCGACCTTCAAGCACGGCCTTACGAACACCCTGCCCGGACTGCTTGCCGCGTGGAAACGCTGGGGATTCATCAACGGGATTCACTATGTTGTCGGACGGAAACCACCGAAATCCTTTGCCAAGCCTATAACCGAGCCACACGACTACGAACACGTCATATCGTTCTATAACGGCTCCATCGCCATTATCATATCGCAAGACCGCCCCGGCTCGTCAAACTCGCTAACGCTTTCATGGCTGCTCGTCGACGAGGCAAAGTTTATCGACTACGACAAACTCAAAGACGAAACCCTCCCGGCCAACGGCGGCATTAAATCGCATTTCGGGCATCACTCCTTCAATCACTCAATTATGATATTGAGCGATATGCCGCAGACCAAGCGCGGCTCGTGGTTCCTCCACTACCGCGAGAAGATGGACGCCGACCTTATCGCCGCTATCGAGGCCACCGTCTACGAGATATGGCGCATCAAGTCGCGCATACGCGCCCTCAATACCTCCAATTCCCCGGTTCCCGATTACCTGAAAAACCACTTGCGACGCCTCGACCGCTCACTCAATCAGATGCGCTCCGTCGCGGTCTATTACAAGGAATATTCCAGTATTGAGAACTTGCAGCTTCTCGGCGAGAACTACATTAAGCAGATGAAGCGCGACCTTACCCCTTTGACTTTCCAAACCTCTATCCTGTGTCAGAGGATCGGAATAGCCAAAGACGGCTTCTATTCCTCGATGAAAGAGCGGCACAAATACAACGCCTCCGACTTTGCCGCCCTCGATACCGTATGGCAGCAGTTCGCCGCCGCGCCGGATTCTCTCGACTCTCGACCCTCAGCTCTCGACTGCACAATGGACGCGGATGTAAATCCGCTCGCTCCATTGTGCATAGGCATGGACTACAACGCCAACATCAACTGGCTTGTTGTCGGGCAGCCCTCCGGCAAACGCCTTAACATCGTCAAATCGTTTTACGTCAAGTTCGAGCGCAAGCTGCCCGAACTTGTGGCCGACTTCTGCGCCTACTACGCCACGCACCAGAACAAGACCGTCGTGTTCTACTACGACAGCACCGCCCTGGGCGGCAACTATGCCGTCAACGATCAGGACTTCCGTTGGGTGATTATCCACGAGTTCGAGCGGCACGGTTGGCGCGTCGAGGACGTGTACCTCGGCAATCCGATGCGACACGATGAAAAATACCTCCTTATCAACCAGGGCTTCGCCGGAAAACAGCGGCTCATGCCCTTTTTCAACCGTCAGAACAACGACGATTTAATCCTGGCGATACAGGCCGCCGGAGTGAGCCGTGGCCGCCTCGGATTCCGCAAGGACAAAGCCGGTGAAAAACTCGCCGAAACCGAAGAAGACCGCCTTGAACACCGCACCGACGGCACCGACGCTTTCGACACCCTCTATATCGGCTGCGAGAAATTTCCCTATACTGAATCCGCATCACTCAACATCGGCGGAGTTATTTAATCAGATTCAGTTAATTTTTCTTCCTCATCTAATATTCTATCCTGTTCTTTACCCAGTTCATCAAGCATGGCCTCTTTCTTCTCTTTTGGGATACTGGTGCTTGCTTCTATTTCTTTGTAATCTTCACGGGCTGCCTCAAATCGACCTTGAAGATAAGCTACACGCTTATGCTTCTTTTGAGTTTCTGCAAGCTCTTTCTGCGTTTTATCTTTCTCTTCTTGCAAACTCTGCAACTCCTTTTTGTATACGCGTTCTTCCGCTGGTGTCATACTGGGGGCATAGTTTTGTTGCGCTATTTCTGCTTCAGTAAGAACATCGCCTTCCTCCATTGGATTACCGGCGGCTTGCTGTGCATTGAATAGCATTGTATATCCACAAATATTACATCCTACGCGCACATGAGGCTCTCCTCTATATTTCTGATTCAATTTGCCGTTTTCATCAAGAGTATAGTGCATTACATACATCATCTGTGTTTCTGTAA